CCGCCACGCCAGACGTGCGCATACTTGTCCGGGTCTCGTGACTTGTCGTACTCCATCTCGGAGCGCAGCACGTCTGGGAACCAGGGGTTGTCGTCGAAGTTGACCTCCAGCACCACCGAGTCCGGTGGTGGCTTGTCGCCACGCAGGAGCTGGTCGACCGGATCGCTGGCCTGGCTCGGGTTCCAGGTGAACCACAGCTCGGAGCCTGGCTTGCGGATGGTCGGCCGCAGCAGGTCCAGGCTGCGCTGTGACAGGCTTTGCGACTCCTCACACCAGGCACGGTCGTAGCCCTCCAGCGACTTGATCGAGTCGGCTGTGTGGTTCTGCATGCCCTGGAAGATGATCAGGCCGTCGCCCTGCTTAGACTTGATGACGGCCTCCTGGACCTCGAAGTAGGCACCAGCGTTCATGGACTCGATCTTCAGCTCCAGCAGGCGCTTGACCGACTGCGCCAGCGACTTCTGGACCTCACGCACGCAGACCGACCGGCTGGTCTGGTCCATGATGTGCGCCTCGATCAGCATTTCGGCAAAGGTGTGCGATTTGCCGGAGCCGCGGCCGCCGTAGGCTGCCTTGTAACGCGCCGGCTGGAGCAGCGGCAGCGCCCATTGTGGGGTCTCGATGCGCAGGGTCGTCACTTGCTGACCACCACGCGCTCGATCTTCTGGATCGCCAGCGGCCGGTCAGGGTCGCCAGTCAGCTCCAGCTTGTCGCCGTACTTCTTCGGGGCCAGCTTGGACAGCAGCCACTTGCGGGTGTCGACCTGGAGCTTGTGCTTCTGCACCGCCGCCCAGTCCTTCTTTCCGTCCGGCTGCAGGCCGACATCGGCATCACTTAGCTCGATCACCTCGTTGGCAATGCGCTCGATCAAATCCTCGCGCGCACGCGCGTACTCTGCAGCCAGCGCCGCGTCCTCATTCAGCCACAGGTTGAACGTGCTCTGCGACACACCAGCCGCCTCGCATGCCTTGAATGCGCTCAGACCGCCACGCATGCCCGAGAGCACCAAGGCGCAGATGTCAGCCTTGTTCTCGTGCTTCCTGACCGGCTTCTTCGCCGCGGCCTTCGGTTTGTGGGATTTTGTGGTCATGATGCATTCTCCTCTTTTTCCAGCCGGTTGGCCACCAGGGTGGCGTAGCCAGCAATGTCGACCCAGTTGTCGGCGTAGTTCGGATCGCCGTTCAGGATGCGCGCGATCTTGTGCTGGATCATCTCCAAGGCCTCGCGCTGATCTGGTGCCAGGTCGCATCCTCGTTTGGCCTCGTAGTGGCAGATGACGCCCTTGAGCTGTTGGGCAATTTCTGCATGGCCTTCAAAGCTGCCATACCGACCTTCACGGCCGGCCAGCATCTCGTTCACGTTGGTCTGTGTCATGTTAGTGCTTCCTCACGTTCCTGTGGATAACTTTCCCCTGTTTTGCCGCATCCCGGTGCCCCTACCTGCCCCTACCCTATAGGGTTTAGGGGCGGGGCGGGGCGTTTTTCCGGGATTTTGCCCCTACTGCCCCTAACGCCCCCAGGGGCACTCAGGGGCATTTAGGGGCGCTTTTCCTGGCCACTTTTCCTCATCAACATGGCGCTGGCCTGCACCTGATTGCTCACCACCCAGCCGTGCTCCAGCGTCTCAATCGTGCCTGCGTTGAGCAGTTGCGCGATGATTCCATCGGGCCGGCTGGCCTCAGTTTTGTTCTTGGCCGTGCGCTCCGACATGCCATCGTTGACCAGCAGCTCACGCAGCGCAGACCTGCTGATGTAGGGTAAACCCTCGCGCTCCTCAGCTCCAGCATGCCACCAGGCGCGCTCGATGGTGCGCACGTTCTCATCGTGCTTGGTGGGTTTTTTGTGGGGTTTCGTGGTGGCCGCATCGGTATCTGGCACGGCCACGCAGGTGGTGGCTGGCGCGCCAAACTTGGTGGTGCCCATCTCGATCACCTCCAGCCGGAAGTAGATCGTCTCGCCCTTGCTGGGCAACTCGCGCTGCTTGGTGACCGTCACAGACCTGGTGCCATCCTTCTCTGTGACCTCGATCTCGGTGTCGATGTGGGCACGGATACCGGACCAGCCACGAGCGCCTCTGGCTGCGTCCTTGCCGTTGTGGTGGATGATCATCATGGCCGCGCCTGTGGCCGTGGCCACCTGGTCGAATCTGGCCATGACCGGACCCATGTCCTCGCCGCTGTTCTCGTTGGCTCCTGCGCTCATTCTGGCCAGCGTGTCGCCAATGATCAGGCGCACTGGTTTGCCCTTGATCTGTTCGACCGCCTTGACCAGCTCGATCACATCATTGGCGTCCTGGTCGCCGGAGTAGAAGTTCATGGGGACCGGCACCATCGCAAGGTTCTCCAGGCTGCAGCCGTAGAACTGCTTGATGGCCTGCATGCGAGACCGGATGCTGGCCGGTGCCTCGCTGGCCAGGTAGACCACCAGGCCGGGGTCAGTCTTGCGGCCGTAGCAGTCGGTGCCGGTGGCGATGGCCGTGGCCACTGACAGCGCCCAGAACGTCTTTCCGGAGTTGCTGTCGCCGTAGACCACCACCGAGCTGCCGATGGTCATCAGGCCTTCGACCAGCTCGTCTGGTGCCTCGTAGTCGGTGCCGAGCTGGTCACCGAAGATCAGGCGCAACTTCTCGACCACAGCCGTGCCTGTCTGCTGCACCAGCAGGCTTGTCAGATCGTGGCCGGCCTGCTTATAGTCGTTGGCATCCATGCCCTCTATTGGAGGGATGATCACGCGCGCGCCGTACTTGGCACTGGCCTGGTCTGCGTATTTCTGGCCGGTGCCGCTTTTGTCGTGGTCTGCCACGATGACGATGGTCTGCTGCTGGCCAAACATTTCACGCAGACTACCAGTGACCGGCACCAAATTGCTGGCGCTGTAGGCCACCGCGCAGGGCCGGCCGGTGGTCTCGTGGATGGTCGCCGCAGTTGCGAATCCCTCAGCAATGTAGAGCACGCCTGGCTCATCCATCGTGCCAAGCATCCAGAACTTCCCACCAGACTTGCCGCCTGGGTGGTATAGCTTGCCGCCTTCCTCATCGATGTACTGCAGCGTACTGAGAGTTCCGTCCTGGTCGTACAGTGGGACCATCAAGCGCCCATCTCCAGTGGTGCGCACGCCGTGCGTCTGAATGCCCTTGCGCTTGAGGTATGGATGATCAGGGTGTGCTGCCACGCCACTGAGCCAGATTTTCTCAACCGTGTCGGCCGCCACCTGATGCTGACGCTCCAGCTCGGCATCGCGCAGCACCTTGGCCTCGGCCACGCGCCTAGCGTAGAACATCTCCTCGGCATCTGAAAGTCTGCGCCCGACATCGGCCTTCCAGGGCGTCTCGACACCAGCTCTCCAGCAGCCAAAGCGGCCGGCTGGCACGCCATCACCGAAGACCAGATACCAGCCAGGCTTGTCACCGTGGCCTGGTGAGCCTTTGGTGCCGGACTTGAATCTGTGAATCTTGCCGTCGAAGTGCAGCTCTTCTGGCGGGTTCAGCCCCAGCTTGAGCATCGCATCACGAAGCTGCTCTTCTGGTGGTGCAACTCTTTTCTCTGGTGGTGGCGACCAGGGGCCGCCCAGGACTTTGGACAGGTCAGCCATTGATCGTGGCCTCCCTGTGTGTCAGGTAATCCGACAGTGCCTTGAGCACCTTGTAGGTCGGGTTGGCCGTGGGGTTGTCGCGCACGTCTCGCACGGTGTTCAGGTGAAGGCCAGTAGCCTCAGCCACCAGGCCAGGCCTGCGGTCTCGCAGTGCCTCTCGGATTTGTTCAAGGGTCAGCATTTTTGGCCTCGTCGTAAAAATTTCACATCAGGGTGTTGACATGGTACTCCAGAATGGATTACAGTTCAACCACTGCGCGAACGGAATTGGCCGAAGGCGCAGCAAACGAGGAGATTGAAATGAGCAGCAGCAAGTTTGAAGTCGGTGTTGTTTCTGACCTGTTTGACGCAGGTCGTCAAGACGATGGTCAGCCATTTATCGCTGAGCGCTTCTTCGTCGAGCTGGTGAACGTGAACACCGGCCGTCGCTGGAGACACAACCTGGCCATCAATGGCACCAAGTGCGAATACTGCGAAGAGACAGGTGAGCCGCACTTTCCTGATCTGCGTGCAGATGCCACCGCACGCCTGGAGCGCCTGGTGGCTCGTGTTCAGGATCGCCTGGCAGAAGGTGGTCGTCTGGATGCGACTCAGTGGTATGAAATCGATCCGGTCTACGGTTCTGACGAGTATGTCAGTCAAGGTATCGAGCTGCAGCGTGTCTTTGCTGAGCGCGCTGCTCATTGACAACAACGAGGCCGGTGCAAGCCGGCCATTTTTGCAACCAAGAAGGAGAGCCAACATGGCAATCAACGTGAAGACGACCGGCAGCCTCGCTGCCAATGGTGTGAAAGTCCTGGTCTACGGCCAGGCCGGTGCAGGTAAGACCTCACTGATCAAGACCCTGCCGCAGCCCATCGTGCTGTCTGCTGAAGGTGGTCTGTTGTCCATCCAGGACGCCGACCTGCCATTCATCGAGATCAGCGACATGGACACGCTGCGGGAGGCTTACACCTGGCTGACTCAGTCCGACGAGGCCAAGGGGTTCCAGTCGGTGGCGCTCGACTCCATCAGCGAGATCGCTGAGGTGGTCCTGAATGCCGAGAAGAAGGCCACCAAAGACCCACGCCAGGCCTACGGTGCGATGCAGGAGCAGATGGCCGACATCATCCGCGCATTCCGCGATCTGCCTGGCCGGCACGTCTACATGAGCGCCAAGCTGGAGAAGACCCAGGACGAGATGGGCCGCGTGCTGTATGCGCCATCGATGCCTGGCAACAAGACCGGCCAGGCGCTGCCTTACTTCTTCGACGAGGTGCTGGCGCTGCGTGTCGAGAAGGACAGCGAGAACAACACCCAGCGCGCCCTGATGTGCGACTCGGACGGCCTCTGGCTGGCCAAGGACCGCAGCGGGAAGCTGGACGCCTGGGAGGCTCCTGATCTGGGAGCCATCATCGCCAAGATCGGAGGGAAGTGATCATGACCAAGTCGATGGAACAACTGGCCGCCCAATGGCTGGAGGCCAAAGAGGCCGAGCGCAAGGCCACCGAGCGCCGCCGTGACTTCGAGGATGCCATGCGCGAGCTGGCTGGTTTTTCGGAGCAGACCGAAGGCACTGAGAACGTCAAGACGCCTGGCTTCGCCATCAAGATCGTCGGCCGCATCGACCGCAAGGTCGACGCCGACAAGGTGCAGGAGCTGGCCGCCGAGCACGGACTGACCGATCACCTGAGCACACTTTTCCGGTGGAAGCCGGAAATCAACATGGCCATCTGGAAGGCGACAGATGAGTCCATCACCAAAGCACTCGCCGGAGCAATCACGGCCAAACCTGGCCGCCCTTCTTTCACCATTGAACCCATCACCACCAAGGAGTAAATCATGGCTTTTCTCGGACAAACCTTTGCAGCATCTGACCTGCCCCAGGGCACCAACAACTTCGAGCCGCTGCCGGCTGGATGGTACACGGCCAACATCACGCAGGCAGAGCTGAAGAGCACGGTCGCTGGCGATGGCCAGTACATCAAGCTGCGCTACGACATCACCGGGCCGACTCACCAGGGCCGCGTGGTCTTCGGCAACCTCAACATCAAGAATGCCAGCGCCAAGGCTGAGGAGATCGGCCGCCAGCAGCTTGGCGAGATCATGCGCGCCATCGGCCTGGCTAAGGTCCAGGACACCGATCAGCTCATCGGTGCCAGCATCCAGGTCAAGCTGGACGTGCGCCCTGCGCGCACCGACGACAAGACTGGCAAGACCTACGAGGCCAGCAATGATGTGAAGGGGTTCAAGGCCGTCAATGGTGGCGCAGCGCCCACCTTTGCCGCTGCAGCTCCTGCAGCAGCTCCTGCAGCCTCTGCAGCGCCGGCCAAGGCCGCGCCGCCCTGGCAGAAGAAGTGAAGTGAAAAGCCCCAGCCTCGTGAGAGGACTGGGGCAAGTTGGCAACTACAGAAGGAGAGTGGGCACCATGAAAATACCCGAACCAGAGCATAGCATCCAAGGCCTGATCGACAAGCACCACGAGAAGCAGGCAGAGCCGCCCAGGCCACACATGGGCTGCAGCCAGTTGGGTCACCCATGTGACAGGTGGCTGTGGCTGTCGTTTCGCTGGGCCGTCCAGCCCCAGTTTCCTGGCCGCATCCTGCGCCTGTTCAGGCGTGGCCAGATGGAGGAGGCCACCATCGTGTCGGACCTGCGCGCCATTGGCATGGACGTTCGCACGAGCCGGCAGCAGGCGCGCGTGGACTTCGGTGCGCATGTGTCCGGCAGCATCGACGCCATCATCGAGTCTGGCGTGCCTGCAGCGCCCAAGAAGCGCCATGTGGCCGAGTTCAAGACGCACAGCTCCAAGAGCTTTGCCGACCTGGAGAAGAACGGGGTCGAGAAGTCCAAGCCCGAGCACTTCGTCCAGATGCAGCTCTACATGCACGGCACCGAGATCGACCGCGCCCTGTATGTGGCCGTCTGCAAGGACGATGACCGCATCTACACCGAGCGTGTGCGTTACGACAAAGAGGTGGCCGAGAAGTTCATCGCACGCGGCCGCAGGCTGGCGCTGGAGGACCGCATGCCGCCACCCATCAGCACCGACCCGAGCTGGTATCAGTGCAAGTTCTGCGATGCGCACGAGTTCTGCCACGAGACCAAGACCACCAAGCACGTCAACTGCCGCACCTGCGCGCACAGCACGGCCAAGGAGGACAGCACATGGCGCTGCGAGCGCCACGAGGCCGATGGCATCCCTGTCGAGTTCCAGCGCCAGGCTTGCGACAGTCACGTCCTGCACCCTGACTTGGTTCCCTGGGAGCGCAAGGACGGCCTGGACCAGTGGACGGCTGTCTACGTCATCGAAGGCCGCGATGTGGCCAACGGTGAAGGCGATGCGCACGTCTACACCAGCCGCGAGATTCTGGCTAATCCAAAAATGTGTAGCTTGGGCGATGAATATGTGGAGAACATGCGCGCAGAGTGCGGCGGGAGGATTGTTGGATGAATGGGAGTCTAAATGAGTTGGCTTTATTCGCAGGCGCTGGTGGAGGAATACTTGGTGGACACCTCCTTGGATGGCGAACAGTCTGTGCAGTTGAGTGGGAACCCTACGCAGCTAGCGTACTTGTCGCCAGACAAAATGACGGAATACTCCCGCCTTTCCCGATTTGGGATGATGTTCAAACCTTTGACGGTAGACCGTGGCGCGGTCGTGTTGATGTCGTATCTGGCGGCTTTCCCTGTCAAGCCTATTCATCAGCGGCTCGAGGCCGCAATACAGCGGACGACCTTTGGCCGGAGATGCGGAGAGTCGTGGCAGATGTCGCTCCTAGGTACGTTTTTGCCGAAAACGTCAGCCGAGTTGCGATTGACCAAGCGGCCAATGACCTTGAGCAGATGGGTTACAAAACCAAAGCACTTGCCTTATCCGCGCAGGACTTGGGTGCTGACCACATTCGGCCACGATACTGGTTACTTGCATACGCCGACGACAATCGCAAATTTTTGCGCACCATCAATGCAAAAACACCCGTCTTGCAGAGAGTGGGTAAAAACGTTTGGGAAAGTTACGCCACTGAACTACGAATGGCTGATGGGATGGCCTCTCGGGTGGACAGGCTTAAGGCCGTTGGAAATGGGCAGGTGCCATTATGCGCAGCAGAAGCATGGAGGATTTTGACAAATGCTTCGTGACTATCAACAGCGCACTATTGATCAGCTATACGCATGGTTTGAGGCTGGCGGTAAAGGCAATCCGTGCCTGGTGCTGCCGACTGGATCTGGAAAGAGCCATATCGTTGCTGCACTGTGCAAAGATGCTCTGCAAAACTGGCCCGATACGCGCGTGTTGATGCTCACGCACGTTAAGGAGCTGATTGAACAGAACGCCGAGAAGATGCGTCTGCATTGGCCAGGTGCGCCAATGGGTATCTATAGCGCCAGCATTGGAAAGAAGCAACTCGGTGAGCCGATCACATTCGCTGGCATTCAGTCCATCCGCACCAAGGCCAAGCAGATCGGCCACGTTGACCTGGTGATCATCGACGAGTGCCACCTGGTCAACCACAAGGACGAAGGCGGGTATCGCCAGTTCCTGGCCGACCTGAAGGCCATCAACCCTGCGTTGCGTGTCATCGGACTGACGGCAACGCCTTACCGCCTGGGGCACGGCCTGATCACCGACAAGCCTGCGCTGTTCGATGACCTGATCGAGCCTGTCAGCATCGAAGAGCTGGTGTTCAAGGGATACCTGGCCACGCTGCGCAGCAAGGTCACCAAGGCCAAGCTGGACACCACTGGCGTCCACAAGCGTGGTGGCGAGTTCATCGAGTCCGAGCTGCAGGCTGCAGTCGACACCGACGACAACAACCAGAAGGTGGTGCGCGAGGTCATCGACCTGGCTGGCGACCGCAAGGCCTGGCTCGTGTTCTGCACTGGCGTCAAGCACGCCCAGCACGTGGCCGAAGTCCTGCGCCAGCATGGCGTGACGGCTGAGTGCGTGACAGGCGAAACGCCGAAGAAGGAGCGCGAGTACCTGCTGACCGAGTTCAAAGCAGGCCGCATCCGAGCGCTCACCAACGCCAACGTGCTGACCACCGGCTTCGACTACCCTGACATTGACCTGATCGCCATGCTTCGCCCAACCATGTCGGCCAGCCTGTACGTGCAGATGGCAGGCCGGGGCATGCGGGTCAAGAGCCACACCGACCACTGCCTGGTGCTGGACTTCGCCGGGGTGGTGGCCACGCATGGGCCGATCACGGCCGTGCAGCCGCCCAAGAAGGCAGGCGACGGCAACGGGGAAGCGCCGGTCAAGGTCTGCGACAACTGCGGAGAGTTGTGCGCCATCGCGGTGGCCACATGCCCGGCCTGCGGCCATCCTTTCCCAGAGCCGGAGCGCAAGAAGCTGGAGCTGCGCAACGACGACATCATGGGCCTGGAAGGCAGCGACCTGGAGGTCACTTCCTGGAGCTGGCGCAAGCACGTCAGCCGCGCATCAGGCAAGGAGATGCTGTCCTGCACCTACTATGGCAGTCTGTCGGACAAGCCCATCACCGAGTACCTGCCGGTGCTGCATGAAGGATATGCCGGCCAGCGTGCGCTGCAGCAGCTCTTCACGATGGCCAATGCTGCTGGCGCGCATCTGGCTGATGCAGTCAAGATGGAAGGCAGCGAAGGCCTGGAGTACCTGGCCGCGCAGATGAGCAGCAGCAGGCCGCCAAAGGCCATCGAGTACCGCATGGATGGGAAGTTTCACCGAGTCATCAAAAGGAGTTGGACATGAGCTGGTCAGAGATTGAAATGAAGGTCATCAGGTGGGCCGAGGACAGGCGCATCATTCCCAATGGCACGCCTGTGAGCCAGTTGCTCAAGGCCGTGAGCGAGATGGGAGAGCTGGCCGATGCCGAAGGTAAGCGCGACCGTGCCGCCATCGAGGACGCTGTGGGTGATGTCCTAGTGTGCCTGATCAACTACTGCGCGCTGCGCGACCTGGACATGACGCGCTGCCTGGCCGGTGCCTATGAGCAGATCAAGGACCGTCGAGGCACGCTGATGCCTGATGGCACGTTTGTGAAGGCACAGGCATGACCACCAGACCACCAGAGCCAGAGTTCCTGATCCAGTGGCGCGAGTGGATGCGCGCCGGGCCGCCCAAGTGCTGCCATACCTGCGAGCACTACGGGATCGACGGCCTGTGCGTGGAGTTCTTCATGCGGCCGCCTGACGACTTTGCAGCCACTGTGGACGCCTGCGACAAGTGGGAATGGGAGATTCCGTTTTGATCACCGACCGCATACCCACCGAGCACGAGGAGCAGCGCGAGCTGGTGCGCTGGTTTCGGCAGACATGGCCAGGCGTGCGCATCCATGCCATCCCCAATGGTGGCGCGCGCAGCAAGGCCACCGCTGGCCGCCTGAAGGCCGAAGGCGTGGCCTCTGGCGTGCCCGACCTGTTTGTGCCGGCCTGGCGCTTGTGGGTCGAGATGAAGCGCGCCAAAGGTGGCAGCCTCAGCCCAGAGCAGAAGGACTGGATCAAATACTTGGAAGGTGTGGGATATTGGGTTATAGTGGGAAAAGGCGCGGATCATGCCAAGCAGCAGATCAGCGCTTTTTTCACCACCAACCAAGGAACCCAATGAGCACTCGCATCTACCTGGTCACCGATACGGAGACCAACAAGCACCGCCTGATCCGTGCAGGCAACCAGGCGCAGGCCATCAGGCATGCTGCCCAGACCCGATTCGACATCGAGGTGGCCGGTCAGGACGACCTGGTCAGCCTGCTGACGCATGGCGTGCCTGTCGAGCTGGCCACCGGCCAGGCCACCGCCGATATGTTCGAGGAGGCCGCAATGGTCAATGCTGGAGGGACTGACTGATGAAACGCTATGTCGGAACCAAAATCATCCACGCTGTTGATGAGAAGCACAGCGAATCTGGCCTTGAAGGTTACCGCGTGCGATATGCAGATGGCTACGAGTCATGGTCGCCAAAAGAAGCGTTCGAGGATGCCTACCGCGAATGTGATTCCATGACATTTGGCCTGGCGCTTGAGCTTCTTAAGAAAGGCATGCACGTTTGCCGCGCAGGCTGGAATGGCAAAGGCATGTGGCTGGAGTTGCAGCGTCCTGACGAGCACAGCAAGATGACGCTGCCTTACGTCTACCTGAACTACCCTGCAGACGCACAGAACACACCTGGCGCGCGTGTTCCTTGGCTGGCGAGTCAGACCGACATGCTGGCCGAAGACTGGAAAGTGGTGATCTGATGAAAGAGCCGACCACTTCCAAGTCGTCGGTTTCGGCCGTCAAGGACCGATACCTGACGATCCGCGTGCCGCCAGAGGTCGAGCTGGCGCTGCGCCGCCAGGCTGACGCTGACACCAGGACGCTGGCCGCCCAGGTGTTGCACTACATCAAGCAGGGACTGGCCAAGAGCCAGGAGGAGGCTGCCGCATGAAGCTGCGTCCTCGCCTTTCTGTGCAGTGGTTTCCTCGCCGCTGGCCATACTTCGCCATTGGATTTAACCGTGGCGAGTTCCACCTGTATCTGTGGATCGTCGAGATCGAGGTCTGGAGGTCGTACTGATGGCTGCAGACAGCCCAAACGACAAGCGCCACATCCTGGTGGCGATGCTGAGGCCTTCACCGATCAGCCTGGCCGCGTGCCAGGTCATCGGTGGGCCTCGGCCTCCGGCCGTCGCCGTGTTCTTTGACCGTGAGCAGGGCACTATCAGCCTGGTGGATGTGGTCGCGCCATGAAGAAGTCAGGTAAGCGCCGGCCTGTTGGCAGGCCGGTGACCTACACACACTGGGACGAGCTGATGGCCAGCGCCAGCGAGCCGCTGCCGCAAGAGCAGCGCACCTACCAGCTCACGCGCATGTACCAGGGGCTGCACGCCCTGGAGACGGCCGCGGAGCCTGGCAAAGAGGACTGGCGGGTCGTCAGCGATGCCGTCAACATGCTGGAGACCCTGGTGGTCGAGATGCAGGTCTGCGAGGACGCCAGTGGCCTGCTGATGGATGCCATCCGCGGCCTGGCAGTGGCCGGCCAGCGCCACAAGCGCGAAGGCAAACCCATCCGGCTGGACGGTCCTGGCATCCAGGCTGTGCGCACCGTCCTGGCCAACTATGCCGAGCTGCTGGACATGCTGCCGGCACGCACCATGATCAGGTGCCACCGCCTGACCGAGAAGCGCATCCACGCCATTCTGGATGGCCGCAAGCGGCCGCACGATGTGGAGATTGTCTAGGGGTTTTCACTTACTTGCGTGCATCGTGGGAAATCGTGGTAAGATGTGGCCATCGCAACCAACCAGCAAGGAGCTGACCGTGAATGCAACCACCACCACCAAGCAAGTCAACCAGCAAGCCGTCTACGGCTGCAACATCGAGGACTTCGTCGACAACGTCTTCGAGTCCATCACCTACCAAGCCTGTGGCGTCAACATGGTTGTGTCTGGCCTGATGTCTGATGCCCAAGAGCAGATGGCGCATGGCGATGTCGAAGGCGCACGCCAGACACTGAATCGTGCCAAGTACCTGATGTCGCAGACGATGCAAGGCAAGCTGATGGCCGTGCGTGGCGTCTGATCAACCAGCGCCCTCCGGGGCGCTTCAACAACCACCAAGGAGAACACCATGAACAAGACCCAGAAGCGCGAGATCGAGAAGGCGCGCGACTTCCACAGCCTTGGCCACTACGAGACGGCCGCGCGCATCCTGTCCACCTGCCAGCGCTGCTCCATGACCAAGCGCGACCAGCAGGCCATCATCGAAGTGGCGCAGGAGCTGGACCTGATGCGCTTCATGCGCATCGAGAACGGCTGCCTCGTGACCGACTGAAGGAGACCACCATGCAACTCAAGCGCTACCACGTCATCCTGGGCCTGATCGGCCTGGTGATCGCAATGGGCATCGTCGGCCAGTCCGACTTCGAGGAGGCAGAGCGCCAGCAGGCCGAATACTGCGAGATGGTCAAGCTGTGGAAGCAGACCAAAGGCCAGGCCGGCTGGCCTGCCTACAACGGTGAAGGCATGTGCCGGTGAGCTGCAATCAGAACTGCCGCCAGGGCCGGTCCTGCAACTGCGCAGGTTGGCATGTGGTGCCGCTGCATGACCTGCGCGAGCACGAGGTCAATGGCTCGTGCTGGTGTAAGCCCACGCTGGACGAAAGCGTCTGGCTGCACCATTCGATGGATGGCCGGGAGGCCTTTGAGACTGGCGAGCGCCAGCCGTCTTGATCAGCGCTTGAGCGCGCCTGCAATGCTCGGTGCGATCTTTTCGACGCTGCGGCCGACCACATAGCCGCCCAGGCCGAACTCGATGATCGACCACAGCTTGAGGTACTCGGCCTCGCTGAGGTTCGGAGCCACCCAGCCCATCCACCTGGCCACGATCAGTGCCGTGAACGTGATCATGGTCAATGGCCGCCAGTTGGCTGCCAGCCAGTGCGTGCTGGCCGCTTCGGTCTGGATGATCTTGGCCGCCGCCTGCTCGATCTCGCCCTGGTGCTCCAGGAGCTGCCGCAAGGCCTCTGCTTCGGCCTTGGCGCGTTCCGCAGGGTCTGGGAATAGGTTGGCCACCACCTTGCCGACAATCGGTGCCAGGGCTGGTATCAGGGCTTGAATCATGGGTATTTCCTCCGGTCCAGCTCAAAGTGGGGGCCGTCCTTGAATGTGCGCCAGTCACCACCCCAGACGATGGCCACGTCCAGCTCCTTGGCAGCCTCTTTCATGGCCGCCGCGATCTTGTGATACAGCGGCCAATCCCAGCGCACCTCCTCATCGATCCATGCGCCAAGATCGACAGCGTGGCCGGTGATGTGGCGTGAGTTGAGCGTCTGACTGGCACCTGCCTCGACCAGCTTCTTCTGGCGCAGTGGATCGCGCAGACCCTCCAGCACCGTGAAGTCCACCGTGGTGATCTCGATGGCGCGCTCGACAACCTTCACCAGGTCTTCATGCACGCCTCTGAGCCTTGCAATCGAACGGGGGCCGAGCTTGTACATGGTCAGTGTTTCCAGAGGCTGATGATGTAGCCGATTAGGACTGAGATGCCAGACACGATGCTCATGCCGAACCACAGGCCGCCCTTACCCTTGTTGGCCAGGGCCAGCAGCTCCTCAATGTTGCGCTCCAGCTTGTCGACCTTTTTGTCCATCTCCTGGACCTTCTGCCAGAGCACGCCATACTTGACCAGGTCAATGCCCTCTTGTTGTTCCTGCAGCATCGTGTCTGCCTCCATCACAGGCCTTCGCCTGGGGTCATGTAGACCGTCGAGGCAGCACCACCAGCACTGAAATACGACCCAGCAGGGAAGCGCAGGATTTCAACTGCGCCAGGAAGCAGAGGGATGCCAGGAGCCGGATTGCCTGACACAGCAGCGGCTGCGTTTGTCTGAGCTGCAGTTGCAGTCGGTCCAAAACCAAGATGGACCAGGTTAGCTCCTGCATTGACGACACGCATCTGTCCTGCCACATGAGCTGAGAAACGCTCATAAACAGGTGCCTGAACGCCAACAGGAGCCAGAGCTGCGGCTGTGATGGCGATGGTCTCGCCTTGCGGGTTGAATGCGATCTGGGAATTGATGGCCATGATGACTCCTTAGAAAATTGATGGTTGAACGACTTTGTTCTTTCGACGTGTGTACATATACCGACCCACACCAGCGATTTGGTTTCCAGTGTAGTAGTTGATGCTCGCCAGGTGCCCGTTGAGATAGTTTGTCCCATCCGATCCAATCCTGGCCTGCGTCACAGTCGGAATTGATGCGCTGGTGTCCGTGACAGGAGTTCCGTTGTTCAGCTTGGCTGCGCAGTTGTTCGTGTTCCAAATGCCGAACAGGTTGTAGGCAGTGTTTGCAGCAATGGTTCCAGCATCAATCTGTGCTTGTGGAGCGCCGTTGTCGACGATGTACAGCTCCGGGTTGGTGGTGTTTCCACGCAGCACGATGATCTCGTTTGCAGTGCCATCATCAAACTGAATCAGAGGCCTTGTTCCAGAGACTGTCGATGGCGTAGCTTGCACCTGGGCACCACCGGCCAATGCTTGCCAAAAGCTGCTGAAGTTCACACCAGTGATGGTGGCCACATCGGCATTGCGTGTCACGAGAGCAGTCGTTGTCGGGATGTAGCTGGACAAAACCAGCCCTGGCTCAAACTGAGCGCCCCAGCAAACCATAGCGTTCGCAGGGTTGCCAACGTAGGTAGCAGCAATACCTCCACTTGCGCCGTTGTTGTTGATGCGGATGGTCGTGTTGGCAAGAACTCCTGCGACACCAACATACAGCCGATACCAGCCATTGCCGTAATTGACCGCGCCGAATGTCGTCGCACCTACGTTGACAACAGCACCGTTATTCAAGTCGATGTATGCGCCAACACCAGAAATTCTGATCGACGCATATCGACTTCCTGCGCTTTTGATGAAGCAACTGAAGGTGTAATCGCCTGCTGCGTTGACCAGCACCTTGTCGAGCCGATGCTGGGCATTGGCCGCAGTCTCGAACAACGAGTCGGCGTTCTGAGTCCCATCTGGCGAGACCGTGGTGTTTGCAGATGGAGTCAAGTTGATCGCACCCCATCCAGTGACACCGCCATTGGTGAAGTCCTGGCTGTAGGTGCAGATGTTGTTCGTCTGCCCTTCAACCAACAGGCCTCGCGCAGCCAAAGTGACTGGCGTGTAATCGAAGCGTGGCGTGTCGGCAGCGACAGTCTCAACCAGCCCTGATGCGTTCACGCGGGTGGCAGTTGCGCCAGCCCTTGTGAACGTGATCAGAGGATCGAGAGACCCGCTGAGGAAGTTCAGCGCCAGAGCTGGCGTCGTCATACCACTGCTCCAGTCGCGTCAACCCAGTTTGTACCATTGAACCAGATCGGCTTCCCAGCAGCAGCCAGCGTGGTGTCGAGGTACAGCAAGCCAATCTGAGCAGACGCCGTTGAGGTCACGCTCGGACGGTTCGGCGTTGTTCCGATATACGTCTGTGCGCCAATTTGACGCCAGCCAAGCGTGTCGTTGTAGACGAATATCTCGTTGGAAATTGTCGCTCCAGAGTTGCCAACGCTGAACGTGATGTCGCCATCAACAGGCGCCTGCTGACCAGTAAAAACACCGGGAGTGGCTAGGTATTCCTCCACACGCTCACGGCCACCATGAACAATACGGAAAGGAGCACCAAAATCGCCACTGAACCCATCGATTTGAACAGCGCCAGGGCCTGTGAGATCAAGCCCGTTGGTTGGTCCGTTGTAGTAGTTGTAGGTGCTGAACTCGTTGTACCCGATGCGAAAGGTAGAGCTTACGCCCTTGTCCTCCCAGATGATTGTTGCACTTGCGTGACCAGACAGCGTGCAATTCTTCAGTGAACCTGCAAATACAGGAACGGTATATGGGGCCAGCGTGTTTGCTGGGTCGATTGTCATTTCCACGCCGTCCATGTGCAACTCATAGGACGATGGCGTTGAGATTCCGAACGAAAGTGCCGTCGCAGCAGGGTTGCGCAGGTTCCACTCGGTGTCTTTGATAAACAGCCGAGCAGTCCCAATGCCGCCAGAGCCAACACGAGTACCACCGTTGCCGTCAATCACACAGTTCTCGATGTAGAAGTCACCGATGTAACCGGGCGTAGTTCCAGCTGCAAATGGGTTGATCCGCAAGCAAGCCGAATTATTTAGGGCGGCACCAACACTACTCAGATACGCGCCATTGATGAAGCGGATATTAGTTATACCGCCATCAATGGCGGCTCCGCCGCTAACATAGAGAACTGCTTGCCCAGCGATATATTGACCGCCATCAAAAACAATTTCCTCTACGTTATATCCAGCCACATTGGAACCGTCAATGTAGATCGCACCAGCAGTCGATGCTGCCTGCTCATCCACATCGGCATTGATGATTCGCACGTTGCGGGTGTTGATGAAGTTGAAAGCGCCGCGCTGGTTGTTGCGGGTCTTAATGTTGATGACTGTCCAATTAGTCTGCGTGTTGCCGTTGTTCGGTTCCCAGTCAATGGCGTGACCAAACGACGACCCATTGGTGTCTCGAATCTCTCCGCCGATGATGGTGCCGTCATCGTTTCGGACAACAGAAATGCCCTGCCGGTAGTTGGCGATCATGACCGGGTTGATGACCGTGTGACCGTAGCCACCGAACGCATCACCGTATGCAGTGCCGAAGTACAGGCCATCCGTGCCCCACAGGTAGCAGGTCACGTTCTCGGTGAGCGTGTTGGTGCAGCCGCGATAGATGACGCCCATCGCAGCGCCATCGGCGTAGCCAAGACCACCAGCCGCAGGCAGCGTAGCAGTTGCCTCGATGCGCAGACCTTTCACACCAACATGGTCGCAATCACCTTGGGCAGCGCTGGCACGGAACTGGAACACAGACTCGTCCAGCGAAGCCACGTTCGGGTTGCCGCGATACCAGGCTGGGTTCATGTTGAACTTTGCTGTTGCGCCGTACCCTGTGTGGTAGCAGTTCTTCACGTCGACCAGTTCAACAGCACCACGCCACAGATTCGGAGTGCCGTTGTAGGTCGGGTTCAAATATGCGGTGAACTCGTACGGGTCATCTGCGCCAGGCCAGACGATCTCGCAGTTGCCTCCGAGGCTGTTGACGTATGTGGCCAGGTTCGCATAGTTGTCGCAGTTTGTGATGGCATTCGCTGCGCCTGGCAGCACGCCAAAGTCCTGCACATTGATCTGCCGACGAAGCACGCTCTGCACAGTGGTCTGGACTGCTCCAGCGCCTGCGGCCGTGTACGTCACCTGAGATGCATCGACTCCAGTGATGACGGCCTCGCTGTAGCGCTCAGTCGCCACTGGAGCGCTGTAGACAGTGCTGCCATTGCGGTTCATCACGCGGATGCTGTAGTCGCTGTTGACGTACAGGCGCGCAGGCGTGCCACTGTTGACCGGATAGCCGCCACGAGTGCGAATTGGCTGGCCTGCCGGGATGGTCAAGGCCGCGTCCCAGTAGACGGTAATCGGATTGCCTTGCGGGTCAAGGTTGGCCTGACCGATCCAGACAAAGCCATCCTCAAGAGGTTGGCCATCGATGTCCGTGAAAATCGGGTAGACGGGTTGAATGCTGAGTGCGGACATTACTGGTTCTCCTGTTCAAATTGGCGTCCTGTCTGGACAGCGGATTGCAACCACTGCACGCGCGCGTCCAGAGATTGTG